CGGCCGCTCAGCCCGCCTACGCCCCGCCGGCACCGCCGGCACCCCAGCCGGCGGCGGCCGCGCCGGCGAAGCGTCGGCGGCGGTGGCCGTGGGTCGTCGGCGGCGTCGTGCTGTTCTTCATCGTGATCGGGAGCCTCGGCAACAGCCGGCCCTCGACGACGAGCTCGACGCCGTCCGGGGGCGGCACGGCGCCGGCGCAGGTCGCCCCCGCCGCGCCGGCGGCCGAGGAACAGGCGCCGGCGGTCGCGACGCCCGAGGGCACCATCCCGGTCGGCACGTGGCTCGTGCCCAGCGAGGTTGCGCCGGGCCAGTACCGATCCGCCGGTGTCGACGAGGGCATCTTCGAGTACTGCCAGATCACGACCTACGACGCGAGCGGCAAGGTCCTGGAGTGGAAGAACGTCGGACAGGCCGGCGCGCCGCTCGTGGTCAAGGTGTCCGAGAACGCCGAGACCGTGACCAACTCGGGATGCGCCACCTTCACCAAGGTCGGGTGAGTCCGGCCATGAGCACGCTGGAGGCCCGGGCGCGGTTGCTGGCCCGGTTCCGGGACGAGGCGGCCGGGCCGCCGAACGGCACCGAGGTCGCGATGCGGTGCACCGAGCACGGCCGGTTCATCGTCTGGGTATCCCCGCCGGCGCCGCCGCCGGGCATCCGGATCAGCTGCCCGGGCACCTGCACGGCCCCGCGGACCGGGTGAGCCGGCGGCGACCGGCCCCGCCCGAACCGGGGCCGGTCGTCGACGGCATACCTCGAGGTTTTTTCTTAGGTGACCCTAAGTTCCGCTCGAGCGAATCACGTCGGCCCGGGGTCGTCCGCGGTCGGGTCGAGGTGCAGATCGGCCCGCCGCTCCCACCGCCGGTTCGGGGCCCGCGTGCCCTTCCAGAGCACGAGCAACCGGTCGGCCGCCTCGCCGTCGAGACGCGCGAGGTCCTCGGCCGCCGGTTCGACGACCGTGCCGCGCGGCCGGTACGGCTCGCCCGGCTGATACCACGACAGGGTGACGCGGTCGCCCACGCTCAGGTCATCGTCGGACACCCGACGAGCCTATTAGACCGATGTCGCGCATGCGACACTGAGAGGACTTGGCCATGCTGTACGACTTCGCGATGTGGGTCGGTGTCAACGTCGTGCTCCTGCTGCTCTGGGGTGCCGAGGTGATCCGGGCCGCGTGGGAGTGGGTCGGCACCGGACCGGGTCTGCTCACGCTCGGCGCGCTCGTCGCCGTCGTGTGGTCGGCCGTGCTGTACGGACTGATCGGGAACCGGCGCCGGCGACGGCGGGCGGCCGCCGGCGCAGACGAGAAGGGAACGACGACGGCATGAGCACCGACGACCAGAGCGCCCCCGACCTCGCGGAGTGGGCCGAACAGGCGTTGGGCGTCGAGGTGACCCCGTGGCAGCGACACGTCCTCGACCACATCCCGTACGAGCGGACGTCGGTCGAGGCGTTCGGCGGCGGGCATCCCACGGGCATGGTGCTGCGCGAGTTCGAGTGCTGCCGCGCGCTGGTGTGGCCGTCGTGGGCCCCGGGGTGGGTCCGGTGCGGGTCGGTCGTCACGGGTGGGCGGTGCGAGAGGTACGGGCACGAGTCGGGCGACTTCCCCGACTTCCCGGGGCTGCACCTCGCCGACCGCTTGGGCGCCGAGGAGAACCACCATGCGTGAGATGACCATCGCCCTCGACGGCGGCCCCGCCTTCACCACGGGGAACTACGAGTGGGAGCGGGATCCGATCCCGGACGGCCTCGGCGGCCACGTCGCCGGTCCTCGGGTGCGGTTCGTCGCGTACCTCGACGAGCACGTCGGGGAGATGGGCCGGGAGCACGCGGCGACGTTCTCGGTGGGCGACGACGACTACGTCGGCACGGCCGAGGTCGAGTCGATGGAGCAGAGCGCCACCGGGCAGAAGCGAACGACGCTGGTCATCACGGACGTACGGGGGTCGGCGTGAGCGTCACGGTGCGTCTGATGGACGGACCAGCCGCGGGCCGGCTTCATGCGTTCGCCGCGCACCCGGGCCGCGCGATCGAGTTCCCGCACATGCCGGCGCCCGGCGTGGTCTCGAAGGTCCGCTACGACCTGCAACCGCCGATGACGTGGGAGGCAGAGACCTACGGCGCCGACCTCCTCGGCTACAGCCGGCCCGAGGGCGGCCGCCTCTGCGAGCTCACCCAGCACGCCTCCCCCGAGCTGTTCGTCGTCGCGTTCGACGCCCGGTACGTCGTCGACCAGATGGAGAAGATGATCCGGGGCGCGCTGCTCCAGCACGGGTGCAACGGCCCGTCGCACATGCGGTGGTGGGCCGAGGTCGTGACGATCCACTCGAACTGGGTGCCGACGCGCATCCCGTGGGACCGCTCGCGGCCGCGGGAGCTCCCCGACGGCGTGCGGATGATCGGCTGCACCGGGACCGCGCGCCAGACGCCGGCGCCGGCTTACCCCGGGCCGGCGACGGGAACGCCATGAAGGTCACGTTCAGCCCGGGCCGGCCCGGGCAGACAGAGGCGGTCATCCACGTGGAGACGGGCGACCGCGTCGCGCTGGTCGACGAGTCGGGGCGGGTGGTCGCGCCGGCGCAGACCGCGACCGTGCCTGGAGAGCTCCGATGGGAGCGTGCCGAGCGCTGTTCGCAGGTGTGGTGGGCGGTGCTCGACGAGCGCGGCGAGCCGTATGCCTGGTTCTACATCACGGAGTGGCGCGACGGTGACGGGATCACGGTCGACTTCCCCGCCGCGCCGGCGGCCGGCTGCCGCCTTCTCAGGTCAGGGACGGAGAGCGGTCGGGGCCGACCCGGGCCGACGCGAGCGAGGTGAGCACGGAGACGAGCGCACCGCCGGCGGCGACGCCGAGTCCGAGGCGCCAGTCGAGGGTGTACGCGTCGAGGGCGACGTCGCCGACGCCCCACGCGATCAGCGGGGCCTGCGCAGCCGACTTGACGGCGCGCTCGGCGGTGGCGAGCCAGAACTCACGAGTCCACACGGCGGGTCCTCCGGTTCATAGTCCGAGCGCTGCTCGGGTCTGGGGGCCGACGACGCCGTCGACGGTGATCCGCGCCGCGCGCTGTGCCGTGCGCACGGCGAGCTCGGTGGCCGGCCCGAACACGCCGTCGACGACCAGGCGGGCGCCGCGGGCGTTCAGGGCGTGCTGTAGCCGCTCGACGGCGAGGCCTCGGGCGCCGCGGCGCAGCGTGGGGCCGGCGGCGGTGGGGCCGAGTCGGTTGCGCCACTGGCCGAGGCGGGCGAGCGCGTCGACGGCGTACCGGTCGGCCGCCGCGCCGCTGCCGTTGTAGCGACGGAACCCGTCGCGCGCCCCGTAGCGGCGGATGAGGTCGGCGAGGATGTCGAACCCGACGGCGACGTTGACCCGCCAGTCCCAACAGCCCCCACGAGCGTCGGCACGGTCCTGGAAGCCGGGCCAGGTGAGTTGGCACGGTCCGACGCCTTGGGAGCCGAGGCGGCCGCGGTGGGGCCGCCACGCCTCGTACGCGGCGCGGGTGACCTCGGACCCCTTGCGGTAGAACCCGCCCGGGTCGACGCCGTCGTGTCCCCACACGTTGCGGCCGCCGGCGCTCTCCTTCTCCAGCAGCACGGCCGCGGCGGCGAGCTCCAGCCCGGCGGCCGCGGCGAGCTCGACGACCTCGGCGGGTCGGATGATCCGGCGGGCGGCGAGCGTGTCCACGGCGCCCACGGGTCAGGCCCCCCGCCCGTGACGGCGGCGACGACGGCCACGATCGCGCCGCCGACTCCGGAGCTCCCGAGGGCGAGCAACGCCTCTCGCTTCCACTGCCACTTCTCGACCTCGCGGACCCGCTCGGGCAGGTCGGCGACCTCGGGTCTCTTCTCCAGCTCGCGGATGCGCTGTTCGTGGTCCAACAGCATGGGGTCGACGCGCTGGATCATCAGCCGTACCTCCGTGCTCAGGGTGGCGAGCTCGGTCCGCATCGCGGCCACGGCGTCGACCATGGCCTGTTCGCGCGCAGCGTCCATGGTCGCTCCTATCCCGTGAACACGGGGGTCGTCGGGGTGGCCCATCCGGTGTGCCAGTGCCGGAGTGTGCCCTTCATGATCTGCACGTCGAAGTAGTCGCCCGGGTCGCAGCCGCCGCGGCTTGGATCGGTATTCGCCTGGTTGTAGCAGCCGCATTTGAAATAGCAGCCCGTGGTGCCCATGTTGTTCTCTTGCCAGACGATTTCGTCGTCGAGGATGACGCGGGCCTGTCCGTCGTCGAATTCCTGCCGCCACGACACCCACTGGCCGAGTTCGTAGGTCGGCATGATGATTTCCGACTCTTCGTCGCCGCCGGGCGGGGTCCACAGGATTTCCAGTCGCAGCCCGTCAGCGCCGCCGCCGCCGTCGGTGGTGATGATCCGCATCAGGTCGCTGCTCGCGTCGTGGGTCTGGAAGATGCACACCTCGGGTTTGTCGCCGGTGGGTGCGACGCGCAGCACGCGGGACACGGCCTCGCAGAAGTGCTGCCCGTCGTCGGAGTCCCACGCGGCGTTGTCGCCTTCCTCGTCGAGCTCGCGCAGCTCGGATCGCGCGTACTGGGTTCCCTCGCTCGTGCGGCCATAGTCCACGTACATGCGGAACTGTGCGTTCGCCTCGCCGTCGCTGGTGAGGGTGAACCGGTCGTCGACACTGAGACCGCCCTCGATCACGTCGACGTCGTAGTCGGTGTGGTTGGTGCCCCCGCCCTCATCCCCGACGCCGACGTTGAAGTGGTTCTTCCCGGGCTCCTCGCCGATCCACAGCGCCTCGCCCATGTTCGCCGGCGTGCCGGACGGTCCGGGTCCGCCGCCGCCGGCCAGGGTGTTCATGTCGGCGGCGCGGATCGGGTCGCCGGCGGCGTAGTCCTCACTCAGCGCGGACAGGCGCACCTTGCGGCCCGCGGTCCAGGTGTCGACCGCGAACTCGGTGTTCATCTCGCCGGCGGTGACGTGTTGGCCTGCAACGAACATGGCGCCTCCCTACAGGCCGATGGGTCGGGGGTCCCACAGCGCGACGGGCACGCCGTCGGCGCGGTCGAGCGGCAACGGGTCGACGGTGAACGTCTGCGGCGAGCTCGCGCCGCTGCACGCGGTAGCCACGACCGGGATGCCGCCGACGGACAGGGTCATCGGGTAGTCGTCGGCGTCGGTCGTCCACAGCGGGCCGCCCGCCGGTTCCACGGTGGCCGCGGTGAACGTGTCGTGGGAGAACGTGAGCGGCATGGCGTTGGTGACGCCGTTGGCGATCGCGACGCGGGTGCCGACCCACCCGGACCGGGCGGCGGTGACGGTGACCTCGCGCTGCCAGTCGGTCGGTTCGGCGCCGGACGGGTTCCACACGCGGGCGCGCAGGGTGTGCCCGACGGCTTGCATGCGGCAACGCAGCGTGCCGGCGAACGTCAGCCCGGGCACCTGCAACGGCTGGATGAGCTCGTTGTGTGTGCCGTCGGCGACCTCGACGATCGACAGGAACACGGTCTGGTTCGCGAGGACCACGACGCGGGCGTAGAAGTAGTCCTCGGTCGAGCGGCCGCGGACCATGACGTCGGCGAGCTCGATCTGTCCGCCGGTGATGTCGGTCGCCGAACAGGTGCAGGTGACCGCGACGTCGACGTCCCGGACGTCGACGTCGTCGAGGAAAGCCCATTGGGCGCGGTTGGCCGCTTGCACGGCGATCGTGGCGACGCCGGACCCGACGGCGAAGTCGGACAGCTGCGCGCCGGTCGTGCCGGCGACCGTGTAGGGGCCGCCGGCGTCGGCGGTGCCCCACCCGTTGCTGACGGTGCGGGTAAAGGTGTCGGCGGCGAGCACGGCCGGTTCGTTGGACACGACGAGCGAGGTGGAGCCGGCGGGGTGGTCGCCGACGAGCCGGGTCCCGTCGGTGTCCAGCCGCCAGGCGAACGGGTTCGTGTCGCCGGTCTCGGCGGCGGCCTGCGCCACACCCCACGGGGAGAACGGGCTACAGCGGAACGTGACCCGCCAGTGCCGCGGCCCGATCTCGTGGGAGATGCCCTCAATGATCAGCGACAACGGGATGTCGCCGGGTAGCCACCCGTCGAACACCTGATCCACGTTCGTGATGTCGATCCGGTGGCCGGGCAAGGCCTCCAGGACGGCGCGAGCGAGCTCAGGGGCGGCGCGCAAGTCGATCGTGACCGATCCGACCCGGTAGCCATCCACGGTGCCGGTGTGCACGAGCCAGGCCGCGTAGTGAATGGCCATGTCGTCGTGCTGGTTGTTCACCTCGACCGACGAGTCGTAGATGCCGATGGTGTCGGTGCCCAGCGGGCCGGCGACGTCCTCGAACGTCGCGGTCACGCCGGTGGTGATGGTGGCCTCAACCCTGTTGCGGTTGCGCTGGTCGTCGTCGACGGGTTCCCACGGCGCCGCGAGATCCGCCGCGGCGGCGTCGATCGTGACGGCCACGGTCCCGAGCTCGCGGAAACGGCGCGTCGTGTAGACGAGCCCGGGCACGAACATGCCGTCGAACAGCTGCCCCTGATCGGCGGTCTCACACTCGCGGAGCAGCTCCATCAGCGGGCGGGCGAGCTGCGGGCCCAACGTCTCGTTCGGCGAGATGTTGGCGGTGGACCCGAGGACCCGGGTCCGTACCCCGTTCTCCCTGCCCAGCCGGAACAGCCGTCCGTCGCCGGTGGAGAACTCGCCGACGTGCGCGGCGAGCGGGTCGTCTTGCTCGAAGAAGTCCGTCACCTGGTTCTGCAGGGTGACGTGGCCGAGGATGGCGTCGTCGACGTCGTTCCCGCCGACGAAGATGGACGTCACCCGCCCGACGGTCTCGTCCTCGAGCGTGCCGTCGCGGAAGAACGCCGTATCGTCGCCGGGGGCCAGCGTGGCGAACGTCCAGTTGATGTCGCTGCCGTTCTGGACGAGCTCGACGGAGAACCGCAGCGACGCCCCCAGCACCGGGAACCCGATCTGTAGTTCCTCGTGCAGCACATCGTTGTTGTCGTCCCAGATCGTGAAGTGCAACCCGTCGAGCTCGCCGAGGGGGTCTTCCACCCCGGTTCCGATGTTGATGCCGTCCCAGTAGGTGAGGGAGAACCGGGCGGCGCTGCCGTTGGTGAAGATGTCGCACAGGAACGCGCCGTTGGGCAGGCCGTTACGCGGGATCGACATCAGGAACCGCACCTGGGTTTCCCCGGTCACCCCGTACGGGTCGACCGACGCGCCGAAGTCCTCGAACGTGCCGGCGGGGGACGAGCGCAGCCGAACCAGCGGGGCGGAGCAGTCGAACGGGCTCTCGGCGTCGAACTCGTGTGAGTCGGTCGCGGTGACCATGTCGCTGCCCCCGCGGACCGCCCTGGCGTAGGTCGCGTTGTGGCCTTCCTCGAACGGCCAGTACGCGACCACCGAGTTGAGCTCGGTCATGGCGCGCCGGTAGGCAGAGGTGACCGGGGCGTCGCCTTGCAGGATCCGGCGCATCGTGCCCGAGGCGGACAGGGTGACGGTCGGGATGCCGCCGGTGGTGATCCACCCCGGGGTGAACCCGTCGGCGTGGCCGATGAACACGAGCGCGAACCCGTCGCCGTCCGGGTCGATCCGGAACCGGACGGGCACGTTGCGGCGGACGTTGGGCCAGTTCGGGGAGTGCCCGCCGAGGCTGTAGGCCTGCTCGTCGTTGCGCAGCACCATGGAGCACGAGGCCGGCTGTGATGTGCTGGCCTCGTCGTCGCGGCCCACCTTGGTGGAGATGCCCGGGTCGGCGTAGACGTCGCGGGTGATGTCGGTCCAGGTCCAGTCGTCCGGGCTACCGGACGGGTCGGCACCCCACGCGATCTCCACGCACAGCTTGGCGGACCCGCCGAACTCGTCGACCAGGAACGGCACGCCGATGTTCGCGACCCGGGTACCGGCGGCGGCCGCGGTGAATCCGAGGTCGGCGGCCGCGGTGCCGTGCGGGCCGCTCTGCGCGGTGCCGGTCGCGGCCGCGGCGAACCCGAGCGCGGCCGCGGCGGTGCCGGTGATGTTCCCGATCGCCTCGCCGGTCGCGGCCGCGGCGAACCCGAGCGCGGCCGCGGCGGTGCCGGTGCGCCGGCGGGACCGGGCCGCCGCAGCGAACCCGAGGCCGGCGGCCGCGGTGCCGGTGAGGTTGCGTCGCCCGGTGGCCGCGGCGGCGAACCCGAGCGCGCCGGCGGCGGTGCCGCGGCCCGGGGCGAGCACGGTGCCCGTCGCGGCCGCGGTGAACCCGAGGGCGGCGGCCGCGGTGCCGGGCACCGGTGGGACCGGGGAGCCGGCGGCCGCGGCGGTGAACCCGAGCGCGGCGGCCGCGGTGCCGCGCACCACGGGCACGACGGTGCCGGCGGCGGCCGCGGTGAACCCGAGGTCGGCGGCCGCGGCGCCCGGCATGTTGCGCCGGCCCGCCGCCGCGGCGGTGAACCCGAGGTCGGCGGCCGCGGTGCCGGCGACGCCGTAGTCGGGTTCGCCGAACGCGAGTCCGGGTGTGACTGCGATGTCCAGCCACGACGGGCGGTCGAGGTTCGGCGGCGTGTCGGCGGGGTCGAGGTCGGGCGTAGCAGTACCGCCGATGAGCAGGGTGCCCGTGTAGGAGGTGCCGTCGGTGTTCCACGCGCGGTGCCCGAGCTCCAGCACGAGGCGTTCATCGGCGGCGATGTCCTGCGGCAGGAGTGACCCGGCCGGGAATGTGGTGATGATCCCGCGGACGAGCGCGTCGTCGCGGTCGACGCCGGCGGGCCACTCGTTCGCCGGCACGTCGTTGCCGGCGACGCCGACGAGGTCGGTCTTGCGGGTGCCGTCCGCGGCCATGATCCATGCGCCGACCGCGAGATGCATGTCGGCGGCCGCGCTCGACGCGAACGCGGCGATCATCATCGTCCAGTCGATCTCCAGGATCTGCCCGTCGGCGAGCGCGGGGCCCGATACCCACTGCTGCACCAGGGTCAGGAAACCGTCGGTGGTCGAGGTCTCCGCGGCGGCGCGCTCGTCGGCCGTGCCCGCCGGCGCGTTGCCGAGCAACAGCGGTTCATCCGTGGCTGCGGACGGCGTCGCACCCCAGAACGACATGGGGCCGTCGGTCGGGATGGTGTCGGCCGGCGCGGTCGTCGTGTAGAGCCGGATGGTGTCGTGCGGCGGGGTCTCGTCGTACGTGACGTACGCGGCGAGCGGCCCGGTGTTGTTGGCGGTGCCGGTGCCGAACGGGTCGGGCAGCGTCGGCCCGGGCGTGATCGTCTGCTCCCAGCGGCCGAAGTCCGTGCCGTCGCGGCGCACCTCGACCTGCGGGTCGCCGGGGTCATTCCATGCGGGGCCGATCCAGTAGGGCGTGCCGGCGGCGACGGCGATCGCATCGTCGCCGGTGAAGGTGAACGTGCGCTCGCCCGCGGTCGTGCTGGTGAGCGTGAGCGGGTCGGACTCGGCGAGGAGAGCGCCGGGTGCACCGTCGTCGTCCGCGTAGATGGCGAACACCACCGACGTGGAGCCGGCGGCGGTCAAGCGGACGCGCGCGTGGCCGGTGACGACCGTGCCACTCGTGCTCGGGGTCGCCTGCGAAACCCAGAGGCGCGGCGCGGACGACGACGACTGACTACTGCCGTCGGTCGTCTTGCCGAACGTGGCCATAGGTCACCTCCTCCCCGGGCCCGGTCCCCCTTTCCTGATCAGGCGGCGAGCGTGAAGGTGATGACGACGTCCCCCGCCTCCAACACGAAGTTGTCGCCGGCGTTGACCCCGTCGGCGGTAATCGTGCCGGTGAACCCACAGTTCCCGGAGGTTGCGGCGTCCCACGCGGAGAAGTGGCTGTAGTCCTCGGTCGCGGCGACGTCTTCCCACTCGGCGTCGGCCGACGACACCATGCCGCCGTTGTCGACGATGTAGGAGGTGACGGAGACTCGGGTCGTCTCGGTGGCGATGTTCGCGGTGCCGGCGGCGCCCGGGTCGGCGTCGTGCAGCTGAATCCAGATGAAGTCGTTGAGGCCGTCGTCGGTGCCGTCGCACAGCCCCTCGGCCACCGCCGCGATAAGTCCTACAGCCATGACGGTTCTCCTATCTCACGTTGATTTGGACTTGCCCGGTCCGAACCAGGCGCATAAAGAATGATGCGAATGCGGAATCGGTGTTTCCGGAGAATCGGACGTCGACGCCGCCGCCACCGCCGCCGGCTGCCGGCGAGCCGGCGCCGGTCGTGGCCGGCTGCATGCCGCCGAGCGCGGTGGCGGCCATGTCGCGGGTCGCGGCGGTGACCGGTGAGAGGTTGTCCTCGATGCCGGTGGCGACGCCCTCGGGGATCCACTGGCCGACCTGGTCGGCGAACACCTTGGACGGCGACCCGATGCCGAGGAAGTCGCGCGCCCACTGCGGCAGGAGTCCACCGAAGAATGAGGCGATCTTCCCGCGGAGCCAGCTCGCGGCGCCGGTGATGCCGTTCCACAGTCCGGTGAGGACGTCACGGCCGGCGTTGACCAGCAGCGTGCCGAGGTTCCCCACGGCGGACAGGAAGCGGCCCGGGAGCCCGGCCACCCACACCACGAGCTCCAGCGCCTTGCCGATCGCGGCGTCCTTCATCTCGCCGAACCAGCCGCCGACCATCGTGGGGATGTTCGCGATCCAGTCGACCGCCGCCATGATCCCGTCGATCGCGCCGGTGATGCCGGTCTGCATGCCCTGCCAGGCAGCCTCGACGATGGCCTGTCCCGCCTCGGTCTGGGTGAAGAACCACACCAGGCCGGCGACCAGGCCGGCGATCGCGAGCACGACGATGCCGATGGGGTTCGCGCTGAGTGCTGCGTTCCACAGCCACTGTGCCGCGGTGGCGATGCCGCTCGCGATGCCGAGCCCGCGTAGCGCGATCGCGGCCATGCCGACGTTGCCGGCGATCCCGACGGCGTCGGAGCCCATGGCGACGACGCCGGCGGCGACGTCGCCGAGGGGGCCTTGCACGCCGACGATGGACATCAGCCACTCGTCGAACCCGCGCTTGACCGCGGTGATCTTGTTCTCGGCGGTGTCGGACAGGGTGTCGTTCACCCGCTGTGCGGAGCCGGCGAAGTCGCCGAGGCCGGCGGCCGCGGTCGAGGGGTCGAGCGCGAACAGGGCGGCGCCGAGGTCCTCGGCCTGCGTGCCGAACAGAGCGGTCGCGGCGGCCGCCTGGTCGGTGGGGTCCTTCATGCCGCGCAGCCGATCGAGGGTGAGGTCGAGCGCGGCGGTGGCCTCGGGGCCGCCGGCGGCGATCTTGGCGGCCATGTCGTCGGCCGAGAGTCCGATCGCGGTGAACCCCTCGGCGGTGAGCTTGCTGCCGTCGATCGCCCGGATCGAGAACTCTTTGACGGCGTCGGCGACGATGTCGGCGTCGCGGGCGCCGGCTTGTAGGCCCTGGGTGATCAGGCCCATCGCGGTCTGCCCGTCCAGCCCGAGCTTGCGCAGCTGGGTGCCGTACTCGTTGAAGGTGTCGAGGAGGTCGCCCGCCTTGTCGGCCCCCTGCTGGAATCCGCGGGTGAGGATGTCGAGGGCGGTCTCGGCGTCGGGGGCGAGCCCGGTCCGGATCATCTGCGCGGCCGCGTTCGTGGCGCCCACGACGTCCTGATCGAACGCCTGCGCCAGGGACATCACGTTGGCGGTGATCCCCTGGATCTGCTCGTTGCTGGCGTCCTCCATGACGGCGCCGGACTGGATCACCCCGCGGACGGCCTCGTTGACCTCGCCGAGGCTCTGGCCGTAGGCATCGGCGTAGAGGTTGCCGGCGATCTCCCCGGCGTCGGCCGCCATCTGCGAGCCGGCCCCGAGCTGCGCCGCCATCTTGGCCTGCGCGCCCTCGAATTCTAGCGAGCGCGTGAACGCGTCGACGAGCCCGACGCCGGCGGCCGCGCCGGCGGCCCCGAGCGCGAGCGACTTGGCCGAGAACGTGCGTTCCATCTGGCCGGCGGCGTCGCCGACCCGGCCCATGGCGCGTTCGGCGTCCGTGGAATCGCCGGCGAATACCAGCCGAATAATATTTCCGGCCAAATTAACTCACCTCGATACCGGCGCTGCGGGCGACGCGGTCGAGCTCGTTGGACAGGGTGCGCGCCACGTCGCCCTGCCGGTCGTCGTACGCCTTCCAGATGTAGCGGCCGGACTTGAGGAATGGGCGGCGCACGCTGCGGTTTCGGCCCACGGCGCCGCCGAAATCGAGCCACGGGTAATAGGGGTACTTCTTCCCGCCGGCGGAGATACGAGCCTGTGTGCGGGTCGACGCGGCTTTGATCGAGGACTTGGCGTGCCCGCCGATCCCGGGGCCGGTCGGAACCCGAGGTTTCGCCTCGGCGACGACGATGTCGGCGGCCGCGTTGCCGGCGAGGCGTAGCGCCTTGGGGAGGTTCTTATCCATGCGCCGGAGGTTGCGGCTGAACTGCCGCAATCCCTCGACGCGGATAGCCTCGGGAACAGGCACCGCGTGTCACCTCCCCTTAGGTTTCGCCTTGGCTTTCTTCTCGGCGAGTTCTTGACGCTGCGCCCGGCGTGCGTAGTAGATCTGCCACTCGACGAATTCGGCGTTCGACATTCTCGATTCGAGCTCCGCCACGGTCATGTGGAGTTTCTCGGCGAGCGTGAACGTGAATTCCCTTTCAGGATTCCTCTCGAAAGTTCTTCATCACCTCCTTTGCGGCAGACTTGTCCATCTTGGACAGTCGACCAATCGCGTTCATGAGGTCTTCCAGCTCGCCGGCGGGTGCGGCGTCCTGCCACCGCTTGGCCTGTCCGGCGGTGAGCTTGGGCTCGAGGACGGCGGTCACGATCATCTGTTGTTCGACCTCGGCCATCGTGAGGCCCTTGCCGCGCAGCGCGACGACCTCGGTTCGGCTCATGCCGCGGACCCGGAAACGCCGGCCCTCGACCTCGACGACTTCCTCGGGCAGTCGTGGCTTGAACAGCTCGTCGATGTTGACGGTCGCCGCGTTGTTCGTGGTGGCCATGGTTGGTTCCTTCCCCCAGTGGTTGTGCTGTGCTCGACGGCGCCGGCTACGCGCTGCCGGTGGTGTCGGCGATGTCGTCGGAGCCCTGGAATTCCGCCGTCCACATGATCATGTCGGCGACCGCGGACGTCTCCTCGTAGGACGTGATGATCACGTCGACGGTGGCGAGTGGCTTCCCAGCTCCGGTTCCCTCCGGTTCGTAGACGAGCTCGACCGGGTCGCCGCCGATAAGCGGACGGAACACGGCGCCCGGGCCGACCAAGGCGGTGTTGTCGTAAATGCCCTCGATCGTCGCGGTCGAGTCCTTCAGCCCGGACCGGTAGACCTTGCTGTTTTTCCCGAACGTCGTCGTGTCGTGCGAGTCCGCGGTTCGTGTGAACGTGACGTTGTTCGAGTACGCGGACATGTCGTTGTCGTCGACAGACACCGCGGTGCCCTTGCCGTGAACGAATCCCATCAGGCTGCTCCCTTTCCGATGACGTCGATGTAGAACAGAGCCGAGATGTATTCGATCGCGGCAACGATGATGTTCGAGAACTCGACGCGCATCACGCGGGCCGAGTCGTAGGCGGTGGCGGTCGCGTTGTATCCGTCGATCGCCTGTTTGATCGAGTGGGGGCCGGACCCGTCGCAGTAGCGGGCGAGCGTGTCGCGCGCGGATCGCGCGTCGACACGGCCGGCGACGACCCACAGCTGCATCTCGGCCTGGTCGCCACCGCGGCGCATGGCGACGTCGTAGGTGAGCGGGTCGGGCCATCCCACGATGGCCGCTGGCGGGCTGATCCGGTCTGCCCAGTACGGGAACACCCGGAGGCCCTCGATCGTCGCGCACGCGGCCCCGAGGTCGTCCATCACGTCGGCGAGGTTCATCGGACCCACGCCCTGCGCCGGTACCGGGACAGGGTGACCGCGACGTCCGGGTCGACGCGGTCGAGCAACCGCAGCTCGGATCCGGTCTCGGGTGAGCCGGCGACGCCGAACGGGCTGTCGCGGCGGGCGGCGATCCTGCTGGACTGCAACAGGCATGCCTCGTGCAC